GTTCCGACATATCAGTGGCGGTGCAGGGTTGCCAATGCAGGATCAGCGGATTTAACGGTTTGTGAAGTACGCTTATTCGGGATTGCGCCGTAAACATGGCTAGATTAACACATTCAAAAGGAGGAAAATCATGTGAAGAAGTTAATTTGGACAATATCAATGAGTCTTATCTGTGGAGCGATTATAACGTGGCTATTTATTCAGGTGCGTGATTTTCCGGCAACCCATGTAACTAAGGCGGAGTTGACAAAAGAGGCCGAAGCCAGAATAATGGGAGATTGTAACCTTGACCAAAAAAAACTGGACAATGAAAGATTTTTGCAGTTTATGGAACAGGATAAGGAATACAACAGACTAATGAATGAACGGCTAAACGCTCATAGAGAAATGATAGCCGCGTTACGAAAAGAGAAAAATAAATGAAAAAACACACATTGTTAATTTTGCTATGCCTGACGGGGTTGATTGCCGCCGCTTCAAACTATTACACCTACACAAGTAGCGTAAAATCTGAACGGGAATATCTGAACACAATAGCAGTATTGGAACAAACTATTGCGGACAAAAATCTTGAACTAAGCCAGCAAAAGATTGACATGGAAATACTTTCTTCAGCAGTTACCTATCTTGCCGAAGAATACATGAACTTATATGCGGCTTACTGCCAATGCTGTGAGCCGAAAGTGCCGATGTGAAATACTTTAAAATAGAAGAATTTAATTGTAAGCATTGTGGGAAGAACGAAATGAAGCAGGATTTCCTTGACCTGTTGGATAAGGCTAGGGAAATATCAGGTGTCCCGTTTAGTATTAATTCCGGTTATCGTTGCCCTGTTCACAATGAAGCGGTTGGTTCTACAAGTAAAAATCATGTAAGCGGTAGAGCAGCCGACATAGCGACACCTGATAACTTTAGAAGGGGCGCAATTCTACGGGGGCTTTACTTAGCTGGATTTAAACGGATTGGTATAGCCGATACATTTATTCATGCCGACAATATGCCCTTAAATGAAAGCGCATGGTTTTATTAAAATGACAACTAAAATAAAATTAATACTTAGTGTAATTGTTTTATGCCTTATTTCCGGTTTGGCAATGTGGGGATTATGGCAACGTAATACCATTGTTAAACAAGCGGCGCAAATTTCCAATTTAACTGCTATTGCAAAGGCCGCCGAAGAAGAAAAGGCCGCAAATAAGAAACTGACAAAAGAAAAACAAGCACTATCTAGTCAAAATGCTACACTGCAAAGGCGCATTTATGCTATGAGTGAGTCAAAATGTATAGGAGAAGAAGATGAAAAGATACTTACTGATGTTACTGATTTTTTTAATAATCGTGGCATGTTATCCACAGACGTTGAAACCAACAAAACCGTATTGCCCACCACCGGAACGACCGACATTAATAAAACCCATTGGACAATAAAGTTATTTGTTGAAAATTATAACAAATTAGTTAAATATGCGCTTGAATGGGAAAAAACTTATGAAACGTGTTTTGATTAACAACATTAAAGAACTTGTTTGGGATAACAAGAAGCAGTCTATAAGGGGAAGTTTCGTAAACCTTCTTTTAACAATAAACATTTTTGCCTTATTTTGGGTTGGCGTTTTGGTTGACGGGTTGTCTGAAAGAATTGCAGAAATGGGAACGCTAATTGCAGGGGTTTACCTTACTTCTATTGGCGCATGGTCATATAGAAAAATAAAAGGACAAAATCAAGGAGAATAATATTAGTTATTTTATTATCGGCGTAATCTGTTTAATCGGCGGCATGGTGTTAAGCTACTACATAGACATCTACGTCCAAGTCAATAGAGTTATTGAGAAGATAAAGGCTGTTATTGCCACGTTAAAGGGTTAGGGTATTCTACAACCCGTAATTGGCTTCTTGTAAATAGTCTGAAAATAACCATTTTCCTAGATGGTGTAGCTTTCGCAATCCTTTAGTTCTTTGCGCCAAGTAGTTTTTACTATCCCCTGCTTGCTGTCAAATATTTCAAATTCTTCGTCTAGGTTATCTTTGGTCGGGTATTCCATCACTAACTACCTTCTTGTTCTGGTTTTGGTTTTTCCGTAACTTCTGCGCTGACCACGTTCCCCTTATAAACTATTCTCGCCCGTTTGCCTTTTTTAACAAGCGTGTTCTTTATGGTAAGCGCATCTTTATATTCATCACGCTCCAAATACACTACCCAACCGTTTGAATATCGCTCAACCCTATACTTGTATTTCATCTTCACCCTCCATAAGAGATTTTAGCATAGTGGCATAGTGAATTATCTTGTCCATATCCTTATTGTTAATTGGTTTAACTACGTTTCGTGAGGCATATTTTATTATGGAGGCGATAGCGAAAGGCTTAACAATGCCAAGCGATTTATAAAGGTCTATCGGCTCTACGCCACCAGTTTTATAGTGCTGACTTCCGCCCTTCTTAACTTCTTCCCACGCTATGTTTCGTAATGCTTCTTCTTTTGCGCTCATTCTACCTCCTTTTTGATTGACACCCCAAGGTATTCGCTTGCTTCTGTGATTTTATAGATTTTCATTACTGTAAAAAATATATCTACCTTTCTTGTATCTTTTCCCTATAATAGTACCGTTTTCTGGAACTTCTTGGTTTAAATACAACAGCATTTGTAGCCCCTGAATATACATAATTATCACTTTTGTAAACTCTCTGTGTTGACCACTTGTTTACAACTTCATCTAGGTATTTGCTTGCACCCGGATATTCCGCATCAAACAACGTCAGGATTTCCTCAACCAAAATATCTAGCGTAACTTCGTCTTGCTTGGTTTCCTTCATTATCTTGAAACTTGTTTCCGGTGGACTATTCGTTGTTTCTATTGTTATTCTCATTGCACAAATTCCTTTAAATTACTTATAGCCTAACGTAGCATTTTAATTCAGCTTCTTACTTTATTTTCCGTCTATTACTCTGTTATGCTACCACATTGCAACTTGCCGGGTCTCCCGGTCAAATCGCTCCTTTGCCGCGTTAAAGTAATCCACATCTATTTCACAGCCCACAAAGTCACACCCGAAGTAGTGGGCGGCTATTGCGCTGCTGCCACTGCCCAAGTGTGTGTCTAAAATCTTGTCGCCTTGCTTTGCGTAGTTCTTTAGAAGCCATTGGTAAAGGGCTACGGGCTTTTGGGTGGGGTGTATAGTGCCTTCTTGCAAAAGTACTACCCTATTTTTTGTATATATTCTTGTAGGGCAATCAAAAGAAGAGTATGCAATTTCACAATCACTCATTGTAAGCCCATGTTGTGCCTTATCCCATATTATCCATCCCTTGTGTCCTTCCGTAAGATGTTTAACAAAGTAATTAGCACCCCATATTATTTGATTCTTTGAAATTCTAAAAAGCTCCGTAAAATATTCTTTTGTTGGTATTTTTGAGTCCCATCCCTTAAACTCGTGATATTTCCTGTCAGACTTTTTACCTTTTATGCATTCTTTTTGCCCATCCACTCCTATTCCATACGGCGGGTCAACAATAGCCAACTCAAACGCCTTGTCTTTCAGCGTTGCCATGTATTCCATGCAGTCTATGTTTAAGAGTTCAACCATATTACCTCAACAAACCCGCATAACAAATCCATGCAGCCGACAAGCGGCTGATGTCTGCGTTATCTGGTAATGCCTTCAAGCCCCGTGCTTGCCGCTATCTGGTATCCGCTATCATTATTTTCGATCTCTCCATCTACAATATCGCCGAAATGCGCTTGTAGATTGTAAATCTTGTAAGCCGGGAATGTGAATTGTCTCACAGGATTACCTTCTTTGAAAATCTCAACAAAAGCATCTCCCGAATTTGGTTCTTTTAGATAACTGACACGCATTGTATAACCTCTATCCGGTATATTTGGCCCCTCAAATGCAACCTTATCAATTTCCATTTTATTTTCTCCTTTATAATTTAGATAACCAGCCAATACACCCGATCGCTACGCTCCGGCTGATTTTTTCGTTATGCCAATGAAACATATTCTATGGCTCTCTTTAGGTCTGCTCTCCACTCATCAGAATTATCAGATGGCTCGTTGTCATAAATAAAACTTTCCAAAGGGTCTAGGTTTCCAGTGCGGTGCTTTTTATCGGCTACTTCTTCCCATGTTGGTAATACTAAACTCATAAACTTTCCTTTCTATTGACGGGCATAACCAGTCAATTCAGCCGACAAGCGGCTGATGTCGATCGTTATCTAAAAATCAGACCTCTGGTTCCAATCGTCAGCAAGCGAATCTGCGCACCCGTATGAACTGTACGAATCGTATGCAATGAAACAGCTACCGCTTCTTTCTTCTGTGTGTTTTAAAGTGAAGC